AAAAATGAAAAAATTGCAATGGGAAGAGATTAATAAACGGTGGAAAGGGATGGGCAAATCAGAGAAGGGGATATGTGTGCTGCTTGCCGTAGATTTGGGGCTCTTAATTTGGTTATACGTTCTGGTATTAGGATAAATGGAAACGATAGGTGAAGGGAAAATAGTAACCATTGATATAGGGCTAACACCGGCAGAACAGAGCGAGTTTTTAATTGCGGATTGCTGCAAGGATATAAAGGTTCGATTCCTGGAGCTGGGTGGGCTATTGGCTGATAATCAGGACAGGGCTTTATGGAGTGAGCACCACGAATCATTCAAGGATTTTATTGAGCTTTTGGGAATCGGCAGTTATTCATGGGTAATGAGGTTGATAGATATAAGCCGATTGGTGGCGACACAACTTTTGACTAAAGAGGAAGTGCTGGAAATCGGCGTGGCAAAGGCTTGTCTTTTACTTCCCCGGGCTAAGAAAGGGCAGCTTGACGATGATATCAAGGAACTCGCCAAGAACGCACCATATCACGAACTACGATTAGGGCTAGGGCATAGGTTAACAGAAGGGGAGAGTGGAGAATATCTATTCTGCCCTCGCTGCGGTGTGGATATAACCCTTCATAAGGGGATGATAAGGAGACGGTAGTAAATGAGTGATGACTACTACCCTTACCCCTGGCAGATTTGGTATTCCCAATGGCAAATAAGATGGCTGTTAGACCCCGAAGCGTGGGACTCTATAAGCGATGGGCACTGGCCGTTTTCTACCACTGACGATACGATAATATACAATAACACTAGCCATCATGCAGACTTTGAAATGATTAGTCTGATAAAAGCTGAGATGGATGACAGAATAGCGAGTGTTGGACGGGATGGTGATATGTGTGTCTGTCGGTACTATAAACAATATACTGAGGATAAAATCGCAAAGATATTTGGCATCCCCTATAAAAAGGTGGGCAGGCGTATTAAGAGGGCAATGAGATATATGGCTGGTAAGGCACGCAAGAGAACTAATTACAGTGAGTGGATACAAAATGGCTGGAGAGAGACCCCCAGGTTATAAAAACACGCAGGAGAGCAGGGGGGGAAATTAGCTACGGGTTTAGGAAAAACACGCACCGCTTCTCCCAGGAGAGGAAATTCATACTCCCGTTTTAGCTTTAATTTGACAGGAATTTTGGCTAGTGATAGACTAGGTGTGAGGGAGTAGAACGCCCACAAGTCATTTTAGAGCCACCTTCAGGGTGGTTTTTTCATTTCAGGAGGTTTTATGGAGAATCCGATTGTTCAAATCATCCGAGCAATAGCGAGGCCGGCAATCAGTATTATCTTTGCTGCCGTAATCGCCCAGGTTGTCGTCGAGGGGATTGACGCACCGCAGTGGTTCCTGGCCCTGGCTGCTACCTGCATCCTTTGGTGGTTCGGCGATAGGACTGTGCAGCACATCAAGGCCACAAGCGTCGATAATAGTCAGAAGCTAGTTGACAAGATTGTGGCTGGTATCAAAGAGGGTAAATGAGTTTCAGCTTCAGAGACTTTTTAGGGGCTTTGAGAGGATTGCTCTTAACTTGGGCGGAATGGCACATGATTGTCTCTGGCCTGGGTGATGGACTCGCCCTCAGTAAAGCCGAGAAGATACCCACTATCCAGGAGACGGAAGATAAATATAAGGTCACTGACTTCTACGCCATCCTTGCGAGAGAGGCGTGGTATTACAAGATAGGCATGGGGATTGGGAGACTGGCCTGGGGAGGGCTTGTTATAGCCGGCTTCTACATAACCTTCGGAGCTTAACATGGAATGGAACGATAACTTTACAAGGACTAGAGACAGTATAACAGAGGCAGAGGAGAATACTACTGAGGAGCAAGATGAGGACACGACTAACACAAAAGCAAGATAGATTTGCCCTTTTTCTCTTTGAAGGTCTATCTCAAAGGGAAGCATGGATAAAGGCTGGATATTCTAGTAAATATGCTCCGGCAATCATTGATAGTAATGCTTGCCGAATGGAGAAAACAACTAAGGTTCAAGCAAGGTTAGCGGAACTCCGAGAAAAGACGGAAAGCGCTGCTGTGATGAATGTTCAAGAGCGCAAGGAAAGACTAACCGAGATTGCCCGGGCAAGACTGACTGATTTCATGGAGCTAGGACAGGACGGCTCATGGGTGAATCTAGGGCCAGAAGTGCCTATGACTGGAGCTATTCAAGAGATACGCTCACGGACAGAATACAATGATAAAGGGGCAAAGCCGACTGTTTACACTACGGTTAAGCTACACAATCCCATTCAAGCCATAGACTTACTGAACAAGATTGACAAGCTCTATACTGAGGGGTCGCTCATTCAGAACAACATTGACCGTCAAGTAAATGTCTATGTAATAGATAACGAGACAAAGGACTTACTGGCTAGGGTAGGCGAGAGAACAAGGTTAGATGGATATAAGAACCACCAAGGTATTCAAATCTATTCTACAGGCGTGGACTCAGGGCAAGAGACGGATTAAACTAGAGGGTGGGACATGGAGCAGCAAGACTTACTCAGCATTACAAGCGCTCCAGGCTATCGCCGAGAAGTCCGAGATTCCCCTTGATATAAGCATCGTGTCTGAATCCCTGCCTCACTTAAAACAGGGCTGCATCAGAGACTTCTTCAATATCCTGGGGGAAGATAAGGAAACATCACCCTTCTACAACAAGACAGACCATATATATAGCCGTCCTGACTGGAACGGCAAAACCCTGTTTTTCAGTGCTGATGATGATAGTAAGGTAAGGGGACCACGACGGCATATCCTGTTCATCAATGAGGCCAATAATATACCCTGGGAGACCGCCAGGGCGTTAGACATTAGGACGGAGTTATTTACTATCCTCGACTGGAACCCGGTTGGTGAGTTCTGGGCTCATGAGAACTGGACAGAGGAAGATATCAATGCTTATGACCACTCGACTTATCTTGATGCCTTAGATGTTATCCCCGCTACAAAGGCTGCTGAGATTGAGTCGTATCGGGACAAAGACCCTAACTGGTGGAACATCTATGGGCTGGGGCTGATAGGCAAGATTGAAGGCCTAGTCTACCCTAATTTTGAGCAAGTAGATAGTCTCCCTACGGGTGAGGTTGCCTATGGGCTGGACTTTGGCTTTGCAGTAGACCCGACAGTGCTAGTTAAGAATGTCGTCCTGGGGGATAAACTCTACTCACAAGAGATATTCTACGACAAGACAGGGCTCACTAATGACCAGGTAGCAAGGAAAATGCGGTTGGCTGGCATTGGCAAAGAACCCATCTATCCTGACCCCAGCGAACCTAAGAGCGCCCAGGAGCTAAGGGATGCAGGCTTTAATGTGATTGAAGCAGTGAAGGGTAAAGGGAGTGTTGGGTTTGGCATCCAGAGGGTAAATCAATTTTATCAGTATTGGACTAAGGGAAGTATAAATTGCATCAAGGAACAGAGAAACTTTCGTTACATTAAGGATAAGACTACTGGCAGACTAACTGATAAAACCTCGCATGTTTGGTCACATGGCATGGACGCCAGGAGGTACCCTGTTGCATCTCACGACTTTACAGAACCTAGCGAGGCCGAGGTCTGGCAGTTCTAAGGAGGCAAATTATGTGGAAACCCTGGAAAAAACCTAACTATACGATTCCCAAGAAACCTAAGGGTGTCAACAGGCAGCTCTCAATGCTCTGGGACTCTTGCTATAACCATATACCAAGTCGCTTAGATAAGGTGGACTGGCGGCTACACTGGCAGGACATTAAATTGAACTTTATCCTCGCTCTTATTGCCTTGATTCTGGCGTTTATAGGAGTGAGAATTTTTTTATAAGGAGTAACTATGGCAGAACCAACTAAGGAATACAAAGCGTTTGATGAAAAGCGGATTACCCTGAAGCCCACATACGACCGCCAGGATGTTGATGAGGCTCTTTACTTCTTGAAGCCCTATAAGATGATGAGGCTGGATAAACCAGGCGTCACTCTCAATGACTGCCTTCTCTATGCTGTGAAGGCAATATCTATACTAGGTGGGGCGACTATGCAGGCGGTAGTTAAGGGACACAAACTGACAGATAATCAGACGTCCTTAATTGAGCAATTCCTTTCCGATGTCTATTACATGGTAGACGAAATGCTGGAGAAAAAAGGGATATGGGGTTTGGGAGCTTTTATTGATGAGCAGATAATGATTCGTGGGCATGTAGGTGCTCGCTCTTGTCTAAGGATAAGCAAAGATGGTGTCCTTATCCCCGATGTTACACCCCTGGATACTCGGTTCTTTGTTCCTCAGCTTGGTAACAATGGAATTGTATGGGGGGCTCCGTGGTTTATTCAGACTAAAGAGGAGCTTAAACAGGAATACAACGAGCCAGGCGACACACTGCCTAATGTAGAGGGCAGCGAGAACGAAGTCGTTGACCTTTGGAACTCCGAAGAGAACCTTGTCTTTGTGCAAAAGGAAATAGCTCGCAAACAGCCTAATACCTACGGATACCCGCCTTTTATCTATTCAGTCGTCCATGCAGGCTCTATGTTTTACAGCAAGGATGCAGTGGAGCATAAGGGGGAGAGCATACTGTGGGCTAACCGTGAATTATGGACGGAAAAGAATAGTATTGCAACGATTCTAAAGACCATCAGCGTCAACACCCTTTTTGCTGCTCTACAGCGAGCGAGTTCCGAACCAAAGAAAGCCAAGAGGCCAAAGGAATCACCCTACAAACCAAAGACTGTTCATGATGTGGAGATAGGTGGAGGCTTCAAGGCAATGCCGTTCAACGACATAAAGAGAGCCACAACCTTATACTATTCTATTGTCGAAGCCGATTCGCAGCGTGGAAGCCTAGCAGCGATTGACTATGGCACATTGGGATTTCCTCTTTCATCGCTGGCAATGGCTAAACTTTTGGGCTCACGAAACGACATATTCCTACCCCGGGTGAATACAAAAGCAGCATTTTACCAGGCTCTCAGCCGAATGATTATTAATCAGTGTATACAGCTAGACCAGCCTCTAATCATAGGGCCGGTGGGCAGCGAGAATGAGTATAAACCAGAAGACCTTCAGGGTGACTATACTATTGAATATCGGTTTTTCACCGAATTGGCAGAGGACAGGATAGCTAATCTGACAATGGCTAGGGATGCTAGTCTATTCTACTCTAGGGATACTATCAGGCGGGATTACCTACACGATAAAGACCCAGATGGGGAAGAGATTAAGTTTCAGTCTCAGCAAGCCGAGATGTTAGATGAGGTTGTTTTTCTCTATCGAAGAGCAAGGGCACTAGTCAATCCAATCAGAAAGGGCGAAGAACTGACCATCCAGAAGAAGATTGAGTCTTATCTCCTGTCTCAAAGAGGTGCCACTATTCTCAAACAACGAAACGCTATGGGGCAACTAAGTCCTATCGAGGGTAACAAGTTTCCTGAACTCCAGGCCAAAGATAAAACTGAGCAAGTGCTAACTAAGGAAAGTGGTGGAGGCAATATGGGGCAGAGGCGCTCAATGTTGGGCACGGTGCCAGGGGTAGAGGAGTCTATCGAGGAGGCCGAAAATGAGTAATGACAAGCTGGACTTTGAGTGGACGGTTGAAGATGTAGACCGAGCATTTTTTGACGCTGCCAAGAGAGATGAGGGTAACAAAGCCAAGCTAACTAAACCGAACCTTTTGGAGATGCTACGAACTGGTAACAAGCTAGGAAAAGTTAATACAGGGAAAAAGGAATGAATGGATTTAATCTAAACGAAGAGGACTTGCTGAGGCAGTTCCGTCAGGCAAAGGATATTAAGATTGGGCGTTTATTCTCTCAATATGATACTTCCCTGAAAGGTGTCAGGGAAATGTATCCCCAGCTAACTGAGGCTATTTCACAGAGGCGGTTGACGACTACCTTTCCGACACAGCCAATGTTCTTTACGGCTAATGAGGCTGCTGAGATGGGCTTGGGATTACAGGAAGGCTGGATGCTCAAACTTACCCCGATAGAAGGAAACGGTGGTTTTACCTCAAGTTTTATTACCCCTCAGAAATGGGAGATTACGGAAGATAATTACTACATTTCCCCATCTGGTGAAAGAGTATCTCAGGCCGATTTACAGGCTCAGTTATCACCACCAACGGGGGGATTTGCTCCACCAGAGATAGCGATTCCAACCATAGAGGACTTAACGGAAGAAGGGAAGATTGCATATCAAGAATATCAAGCCGCGGGCGGGCAGCTAGATGTTTGGGGCTGGTATCAGGAAAGAGAACAGGAACAACTTGAAACAGAGCAGGTCTTTGGTAAAGTGTTTCCCGAGCAGGATATTGAGGAGATTACAGCTTATATCGAATCTGACCCGGAGGGATTCCTTGCCGATATAAGGGAAATAGGGCGGACTGAAGACACCGAGGCATTACTACGAATCCTAGCACCTGAAATAACTGATGAAGATATAGCGATGCTTTTTGAGGGCATAGCGGGCGTAGAGTGGACAACGCCTGAAACTCTCGGCTTGCCTGAACCTTCTCCCTGGGATAAAAGTATTAGCGAGACAGTTCGCTCTCATACATGGTTTCTTACACCAGTGCGGACAGAACAGCAACTTATCGTGCTGGATATAATTCATAGAGGATTGCTCGAAAGCGAGTTTATACCCGATTATCAAAAGGAAATAATTGAAGGAACAGGTGAAGTCCCAACTATCTATCTGAGATTGACACCGGAGGAACTGGAACAGATAGGGATTAAATTAGACCCGTTCAATGCGGAGTATCTCAGGGAACTCCAGGCAAATGAAACCAAGTACGCCTATTGGGAATCACTCTTAGAAGGTGCAGAACTGCCATCTAGCTTTGGTGCGCAGTTCATAGCTGGCTGGGGCGATATGATTAACACTTTTGGTTCTGCCCTTAACTGGCTTGGAGCTGAAGGTCTTGGTAAAACAATATCCCAAGAAGGACTAAAGTATCAAAGAGTTACCCCGCCTTTAGATTGGCAGGGAATGACTCATGCTAACTTCTGGACAGGTCAGTTACCGCGAGCTTTACCATTCACACTCGCTCTTATACCTGCCGCGATAATAGGAGGTTATGCTGGGGTAAGCATTGCAGGTGCGATAGGGCTAGGACATTTAGGGCAGGTAATATTGGGTTCTATTGCTGCTGCTGGTTTATCAAGACCCCTTGAGAGTGCGCTAGAGGCCGGTGGAGCCTATGACCAAGCGTTAGCTCAAGGGTTTTCACCGGAAGAAGCTCATGAAGCTGCGGATAGCGTATTTAATAAGAATATGCTTTTGATGGGAATGGATGCTGCCGAGTTTTTCCTGGCCTTTGCTCCTGGACCTGCTAAGATAGCCAGTCCCTTCATTAAAGTTGCGATAATTGCAGGGAAGCCGATAATTGTAGGCTTATCTGAGGCAGGAGAGGAGTTTTTCCAAGATTGGTTTATCCGTCAGGCACTTGGAGAGGAACTTGCGTTAGACGATGAGATGAAGCAAGCTATATCGCTTGGCTTCGTGATGGGCTTTGGACTGGGTGGAGCAGGTGATGTCTTTACCGTGATTCAAACCCGGATAAAAAATAACCTCACTCCGGGGTTAACTGAGATTTTTGATACAGCCAAACTTGAAGCCATAGAAGAGGGGAAATCACCTGAAGCATCTGAATTAGCTGGACTGGATGCCGTTGCCGGAACAACCGAAGGCAAGGCATTAGTTGAGAAAATCGTTGGGGAAGTCCAGGAATCCGAACAGGCTAAACAGAACTCAATGTTTAACATCGGCAATATCGCCGATACCGAAATGACAGTAGGAGAACTGGGACTTAATTACAACAAACTACCCCAAGAAGTTAAAACACAGCTAGAGAGTTTCAAGGGTGGTAAGGAGAACTTTAACAATTACACAGTCTATGACTTTGCTCGATTTATCAATAATCAGTTTACAGGGATAGGCAAAACATCTGCTCTATTCAGATGGTCTAAGAACTCCGAAATACAGAAGATATTTGCTTTCTGGGCGAGTGAGAAGGGGATTTTTAGCAGCAGTGAGGCTGATGCGATAAGCAGGGAGATGGCTTCGCAACCTCGCATAGAGGTAATGAGGGAGATTGTTGAGAAGGTTACGACTAAGGCTGAAGTCGGTATAGCCCTTGATGAATTGCAAGCCGAATTAGATGGCGCTCAGGAATGGTTGAGAACTGACCCGGTGGCGACATACACTGGCAAGGAAATAACTTATACTAGGAAGGGCAAGAAGGTTACTCGTAAATACAAGATAACCTCAGTGCTTGTTGAAGGGAAAATGCCTGAAACCTTAACCCCAGAGAAGGCAAGATACTTGTTAATGGGAAGGGAGTTAAAGCCCGGAGCATTTGACAAGGCTGGCAATGTGCGGTGGGAATACATCATTGACGAACTTGCTGAACACTTCAACATGGGTGAGCAGGAGCTCGTCAATCGAATAGAGCAAATAGCCAGGACTGAGCGAAGAGTTACTGAGCTTAAATCTTTAATCCAAGATGCCGAGGCAAGGTTTGAAGCTGCACCCGAAGTTGAAGCTGTTGAACCTACTCCCCGCAACACAGTCCGCCATCCTGACCATATCAAAAGCGAAGAGGTAGGGAACATTGAACTGGCTAGGGAGTTCTATGATGCGACTCCCAATAACGAACTAGACGTAGCTGCCACCGCTTATCTTCAAGAGGGTGTTATTGATGACTATATCGCCAAGATGCCCGAGTATGATGAGCTGAAACTTCAGGCGTTAAGCGATGAAGTTAGGGCGAATATCGCTGAGGTCGTGGAGTTACAGAAACTTGGCGAGGAGGAGATTGCATACTTAACTCGGCAAAAATATGAATCACCGGAGGAGCGAGCAGTCATTGAATCTGAAATATCCAGGCTCACACAAGCCGTTGACTTTTTTGATGGACTAATACGGAAACTCAAGGGTGGGGAAAGGCTAACCATTAACGATGCTGTTCATCTAGGCATGGCTCTGCGTAAGACAAAAGGGGGCAAGTTAATACCCGCCGTAAGGGATAGTGGGTTTTATGTCTCTACAGACTTTGCAGAGTATCCTTTCTTCCAGGATGTCAGCTTACCATCTGGGATGCTGATGGACACGATTCGACTTCTTCAGGCTGTAGATGGAGGCAGATTTGCGGGAGCAGCCCAACAGCATATCCTCTGGCCGACACAAAGGACTTATCTATCCTATCTTCAGTTTGTTGATACTACAAAGATAAAAGTTCACGAACTGGCTGAGAAATATGGTTTAACTAGATTTGGGATGGGAAAGGCGAGGCAAGCTGCTGGTGATGTGATTGAATACATCGGGCAAGTAGAGTCAATGCAAACGGCACAGGAGTTAATGAGAGACATACCTGAAATCGCTGCACTTGTTAAGGGATTCGACTCACAAACCCAGCAAAACATTATTGACTTTGCGAAGGAAGCCAGGCACTTCTTCGACAATATGCTTGATATTCAGAACCGAGCTAGAACAAAAAGGAATCAGGAAACAATCCCATACAGGCGAAACTACCGGCAGTGGGTTACAGACACTAACCTCTGGGCGATGTTATTCGGGAGGAATAAGCGTCCCGATATAATGATGCAGTCAGTTCCCATGCCCGACTATATTAAGCCTGATGCACCATTTAACCCCCGTGCTGAGGCTCGCAAGGGTGGATTAGCCGATTATATCAAGAAGCGTGATTTAGTCCAGCTTATGTATGACTACTCTGTAACGGCTGGTAAAGACCTCTTTATGACCAACATCGTGCAGAACGGCAAGATACTTTGTTCAAACCTCGTCAATAGTCCTAACAACTACCCGGTACGGGATGGTAAACACAATACGAGGGCTGGATTACCTGTTAGTTCCTTCAGTTCATCGCCAGGTAAGGCAAAATGCCTACTCCTCGATTATCAAAGGAAGGCGCGGTGGGAAGGTTGCTTATCAGGATATTGGTGCTAGGCTCGAAAAGAACTTGGCATGGGAAGGTTCTACACTTGATAAAGTAGAAAACATCGCCAACTTTCTGACGAATACGATTGAGAATATGTTGACTGGAGTTTCTATAAGGGCTGCCTACTTTCATGGGCAGAAACTAGGATATAAGGGAAGAGCCTTGTGGGAATATGCCTCAGAGGGTGGTGCTAAAACCCAATCTATGTATAACTTGGAGAATTTACCGGGGATTCTGCGGAATAGGGAAGTCGGCACACTCTTCCCCTTCCAGACATTCTCGCTTGAGGTTTTCAACACAGTAAGGGAACTTAACTTAATCGGTGTGCGTAAATTGGTAGGCAAAGCAGGGGCTTATGAGACTATATCGGCGACATCGGCAGAAGGGCAGGCTACCATTCAAAATAGGGTAAAAATGCTTTTGACCTGGTTCGCTGCTATGGTGGTTATTAACATGGTGGCTGATAAGTTTATCAACCGCAAGCCCTGGCGCCTGAGCTCGTTTATCCCCTTCTTTAGTCTGATGGGTGCTGGCATGGATTCTAACAATCCCTGGTATTTGCCTATGCCACTTCAGTATATGAACGACCTCAAAGGGGCAATAGACGATGTTCTCAAATATGACAACTGGACAGACTTGAGGCAATGGGCTACTCGGTATCATGTTCTTGGTGGGACCCAGATTAACAGGATGTTCGATGCTGTAGATGCTTTAGTGCATGGGGAATGGACTGATGTTAGAGGAAAACAGTTGTTTGAAGTCCACCCTGACGAATGGCTGACCGCCTTGACGCGGGGTATTTATGCCACAAAGGGAGGCAGAGAATACATAGACCAGCTTAATGAAAAGAAGGGGGCATGGTATGAGTTCCTGGGATTCCCATTGCCCACAAGATTGAATATCACAAACGAGATAGAGAACGAACTTGCCAAGCTAGGCATAGTTGATGAAGACAGGCATGGAGAGGCCAATACTATGACCTCTGGCAAGAATACCAGGCGTTAGCAACTAAAAAGGAACGAGATGCTTTTGTGGAAGCTCATCCCGAACTTACGAAAGAATGGCGTAAGGAGTGGAGGAGTGCTAACCCTCAGCAGGATGCTATGCTGGCCTTCTGGGGTTTCCCAGGCAGAATACAAACTAGAGAAGCCTACAATCAGGTTGCCAAGTGGGCTAAAGAATACAATGTTCCTTTAGAGCATTTGACAGCATGGTTGCCACCTGAAGAGCTTGCCGATGCCTATTTTGATTACTTGGGTATATCAGACAAGTTTGGTTCTGCTTCTGCTGAAGTCAAGTTATTCAGGCTAGAAAACCCTGACTTTAACCAATGGGGTACGGATGCCTATGGCTGGAAGGAATCAGCCTTGAGGGATGCCAATATTGATGTTCTGAGAATACAGGTTAAGCATGGAGACCTATTTGACCAATATGCTGCCTTCGGCGATGATGATTCGCCACAATATATTGCCGATGACGATGCGAGGGCAGAGGCCAGAAAAGAATTTCTGAATACCCACCCTGACTTTAGGGATGATAGAAACAGGCTTGAAGTATTTCAAGCAGGCGGAAGCCCTGAGATGGCTGAGTTTAATGTTGAATATGGGAAGATTGTAGATGAGTTTGGGTCTAACACTGCCGAAGCTAAACTCTGGCGATTGGAGCATCCCGACTTTACTAACTGGGCAATGGAGAACTGGGATTGGGAAGGCACAGAAGATTACAGAGGTATTGAGTATTACCAGCTTCAGATTAAGTGGCGAGATGCACAGGCTGAGTATGATGCCATTGAAACCACAGAGGCTAGAGAGCGGTATCTTAATTCTCATCCCGAGTTCAGGGATGACAGAAACCGCATGAAGGCGATGGATGATGGCGTTTCAGAAGACCTTATAGAGAATGTGGTTACATATCGAAACATTGACTCAAAAGGCTATGCTAATGAGCGTTATTTGAAGGAAAACCTTGACTTTTATAATGAAGTATGGCTAGGCATTTGGGGCAATGAACCAATAGACTTTGATGGGATTCCATCAATAGAGGTAGAAAGACTTTATGAGCAATATCAAATGTTACCTCTTGGAAATCCAAGATTAGATTTCAGAAAAGCCAATCCTGCCTTAGAAGAATGGGGCATCTTAGCAGGTAAATGGAAGCCACTAGCGGGGAGAGGGGAGGTAAAAGAGGAAAAATCGCCCTGGGAAGAGGCTGCTGAGGTGGAACAATTTAAGGAACTATTTAAGTGAAATTCACACCATCGCCTACAAAGAGAGTTGCGATTGTTGACAAGCAGAGGAATGTAAAGAAAGTTGTGCCAATGAATAGAGCACAAAGACGAAAGTTAGGAATACGCAACACTAAAAACTAAGGGTCGTTGGGAAAGCCACCGCCTTAAAGGGTGGCACAGGCCTCAGAAAATCTTTTACATTCTGAGGCGTTTTTATTTAGGAGGTTAAAATGGACGAAACTGAGGAACAGAAGGACACTCTTCAGGAAACTGGACAGTCTTCTTCTGAGGAAAATCAGGGAACTTCAACGGAGAAAGCCAAGACTTACACAGAGAAGGAGTTTCAAGAGCGAGTGAGTAATGCTCTATCCGCTGCTGGCAGGACGGCCAAAGACTTTGAATTTAGAGAGCAATCTTTGAATGAAAGAGAAGAGGCTGCCAAGGCAAAAGAGATTGAAAGCGAAGCTAGGGAACTTGAGGAAGCTAAGCTTAACCCTGAGAAAATGCAGAGTTATCAAGCGAAGCAGGCTAAAAAGCAAGAGCAAGCTAGTTTCGCAGCCGAAAGAGCCCAGCTAAAAAAAGACAGAGCAGAACTTGAGCGCGAAAAGGCCGAGCACACAGAAAAGATTAGGGCAGCAGAGGAAATCACATTAAGAGATAAATTGTGGGAGATTGCAGCGAGATACGATGTAAACCCGCAGACGCTCAAAGAGGGTGTTGCTGACCTTAAGCTGACTACTGTGGAGCAGGCCGAAAAACTCGCCAAAAGACTGAAACCCACGGGTGAACGACTACCGGAGGGCGAAGTTGAAGGTGGCGAAAGGAAAACGACTCCTGTATCTGTGCCGACAACTGGCGGAACTCGGACACCTACCCTTGAGCAGCGAGATAAGCAGTCAATGGACGACTATGCTGCTACAAGGAAAAAGGAAGACCCCGACAGATTCCCATTATAGGAGGGAACATGACTCAGACACTTTTAACTCCATCCATCATAGCGAAAGAAGGTCTGTTGGTGCTGGAGAAGGAATTAGTCATGGCTAACCTTGTCCACCGGGATTACTCTAAGGAGTACAAGAAGGTAGGGGCAACGGTTACAATTCGCAAGCCAGCGACATTCGAGGCAAGTGCCTTTTCAACAACTGTCGCTGCCCAGGAAATAGTCGAGTCGAGCGTTCAGGTTATTCTGAACAAGTTTTACGACATCACGGCGCACATAACCTCACAGGAAATGTCGCTGGACCTCGTGAGCTTTTCAGAACAGGTGCTACAACCGATGATGCGTGAGCACGCCCAGAATGTAGATGAGATTATCTTCAGTGAAATCTACAAGACTGTGGCTGGACACACTCCGGTTAGCGGCACCCCGGTCGTTGGCGACTTGGCTAATCTGATGGCACAACTGGACATTCAGAAATGTCCTATTACCGAAAGACGGGTAGTTTTGCATCCTGTCACCCAGGCGAAATACGCTGCCCTCGATGCGATACTTCATGCCGACAAGAGGGGCAAGTCCCTCACCATCGACGAGTACCGCATTGGGCGTGTGCTGGGTGCTGACTATTACATGTCCCAGAATGTGCCGACCTGGGCAAGCAACTGCAACGATGACACGCTTGCTTTCAAGGGTGCTGCCACTGCTGGTGCCACGGCTGCCACGCTTGACGGAGGTGGAACCGTAGGTGCCGTTGCTGCTGGCGATGTCTTCAAGGTAGTCGGTAGTGATAGGGGCTACCTAATTGTAACTGGTAGCACTGTCCTAGCCGATGCAACTGCTGAAGTTGACATTACCTTTACTCCACCCTTGGATGCCGCAATACTTACCACTGCCGTTGTTACCTTTCAGGCTGCAGGCAAGGTCAATCTGGCCTTACATAAGAACGCCTTTGCTCTTGTTTCTGCACCACTGGAACCTTATATCGGCGGAGTGAATTGCAGTACCCAGAACTACAAGGGCATTTCCTGCCGTGTAGCTCTCGATGGAGACACTGTTGCTAAGGCAAACCGCATCTCGGTAGACATCCTCTTCGGAGTGAAAACTCTGGACAAGGAACTAGCTGCCAGACTGTGCGACTGATAGTTTAATTTAGCGGGCAAGGAGAAGCTACAAAAAAGGGGAGGTTGCTCCTGAAAGCCAGACCTCCCCCATATATTAAGGAGGTTTATGAGAATCCTACTTACTGGTAATTCACCATTTTGTCACACCGGATATGGAGTTCAACCAGCACAACTAGCATTGGAGTTACGGGGGCTCGGGCACACAGTTGCCATCTTTGCCTATTATGGTTTGGACGGTGGCATTATTTACTGGAATGATATACCTATTTACCCCAACCCCGGAGGAGACTATGGAGCAAACTGGGCGGAGAGAATCTATAACCACTTCAAGGCTGACTGCCTAATTACATTGGTTGATGTCTGGATTCTCGGGATGCAATCAGAAAACTGCAAATGGTTTCCCTGGACTCCGATTGACCACGAACCCATGCCACCTGGAGTTTACAATATTCTTAAAAAGCATCCCGGGATTTACAGGCCGATTGCCATGTCCAAGTTTGGGGAAAAGGAAATGAAGCGCCTGAAACTTAAGTGCTTCTATGCTCCGCACATGATTGACTGCACGGCCTATTACCCTAATTTAGATATACGCCAGATACAAAGGGAAAATGTAGGCTGGACTGATAAGTTCGTCATAGGCAAGGTAGGCACGAATGTCCGCGAAAGAAAGGACTGGACATCTGCGTTTCTTGCATTAAGCAAGTTCAAGAGATACCACGATGACGTAATGATGTACTGTCACACGGACCCTTCAGAACCAAGGGGGCGTAATCTCCAGGCATTGCGGGAAAACCTGATGATTCAAGATGTAACTCGCTTTCCCTCTATGGTGGAGATGAAGCTCACCGGCATCCCTCCCCCAACTATGAACAACATGTACAACTCGCTCGATGTGTATTTGAGCAACTCAAAGGGAGAGGGATTCGGAATACCGACCATAGAAGCACAGTCGGCTGGGGTTCCTGTCATTGTTTCCAACAACACGGCACAGCCTGAACTATGTGGTGGGGGATGGATTCTCAAGAGAATGATACCCGAGTTTGACGAGCAATCATCCTGGGAAGGAAGAGCTGACCCTGACGAAATCGTGGAATATCTTGAGGAGGCTTACCAGGAAAAGAAATCGGGCAAGCTCGCAGAGAGGAAGATAGCAGCCAGGGAGAAGGCGATGGAATACGATATTCCCGTTGTGATGGAGAAATACTGGAAACCTGTCATTGCGGAAATCGAGAAGATGATACAGATGCCCAGGAAAAAGCATAAAGGAAAAGATAAATATGCAAGAAGTCGCAGATAGGTTTAGGGAAACGGGCGATGCCATAGAACTCTATAGTGGCTACGCCAAAGCCAGTGTAAAAAGCTGGGCAAACACTACAAGGCCTTCTTACCAGACTGATTTGTGGTATTGCCATAACCGAAACCGCATCTGCCTTGAGATGCTGGGCGATTTGTGCGAAGGGAAAGATGTCCTGTCCGTTGGCTCAAGAGAATGGGTAGAGGATGAATTGCTTGAGTCAATCAATGGGCGAATTGTCAGGACCGACCTCATCGCACAGCCTGAGAAAAAGATTATAGGGGCTGATGTTGCAAACCTACCGTTCAAGGAACAGACCTTTGATGTTGTTATTTGCAGGGAAGTGATTGAGCATGTGCCTGATGCGGACGCCACCTTTCAAGAGATTAGAAGGGTATTAAAACCCGAGGGCTATCTGCTTATAACGACACCGAACGGCTTAGGAGGATATATTGACGGCGTAATCCATGTTCGGGGCTATGCGCCCCCATCATTCCTGGACGAATTAGAACTCCAGGGTTTTGATGTAATCAAGAAGAGGGGGGACATTCCCTATATCCTTAACGGAATAGTGCTTTTCAAGTCTGTGGAGGTTCAAGAGAGACTACTTCGGGACTTCATGGAGATAGACCGCATAACTAGGGACTGCACACATCTCTATTATCTAGGCACACATTTATATGTTTTGTGTAAAAGGAGGTAAATATGCCTACTGAAAATGAAGAACAAAAGACCATGATGTGCATGGCTTACGCCTATAAGCGTCATGGTGAAAGCGCCATAAAAAGCGTCAAAAACAAAAAGGCTGTCATTGACCTGGCAAACTCAATGACCGAGGAGCAGCTAAAGGATTACTGTCTCCAGCCGGTAAAGAAGTAGGTGAGCGATGGTAAAGAATCTTAGCACAATCAGGCAAACGGTCAGGCAAATACTAAAAGATGAGTTTGTCTCGGGGATTGATTATGACTTCAAGCCAGACGAATTAGACATTCATATCGGCGAAGCCCTTATTGAGACTTCCCAGGCTTGCCCTTATGAAGTGCGGGAGACTGTAGAAAGCGATGGCACAATCGAGATAGACCTTAGCGACATCGAGGACTTAATCGGGGACAAGGTAGAAAAGGTTGAGTATCCGACGGGGAGCGAGCCACCTGACTACATATATGATTTTAGTATCTTCGGTAACACTCTTACGCTGAATACAAGGAGTGCTCCGACTTTGGGGGAGAATATCTACCTATACTGTCATAAAGTTCACACGCTGACGGAATCGGCATCTACTTTGACTTCTGACTTAGAGAAAGTCTTAGTAGATGGTGCTATCGCTTTAACTGCTCGTTCATGGCTCGGTGGTGAAATGCGTAAACAGATAATACCCAACACAATGAAATGGTATCACGCCTGGGCAAATGAACACTACACAATTTATCAGAAAGGACTCGATTCAATCACCCCGGTGAAAGCTTGGGAATACTAAAAGGAGGTAAACACAATGGCAGTAGGTTGGACAAACAGAGGAAAATTCACAGCACTTGGTTGTTTTTTCAGGGGGGCGACAATACCCACAAATTTCTATGTGGCGTTAGTGACATCGGCGACGGCGCCGACCTGCGACATCAATACCTTTGGTGAGCTTACCGAGATAGCAGATGGTAACGGATATACCACTGGGGGTTATCAGTTAACTCCCAATGGCACGGACTTTGATGTCATTAACGAGGATGACACTAACGACCTGGCCAAGATTCAGATTAAAGATGTTGTCTGGACGGCATCGGGCGGGTCAATCCCAGATTCAGGTGATGGAGCCAGGTATGCGGTGTTAACAGACGATAATGCCACAGTAGCCAATCGCCTGGTTTTAGCATACTGGGATTTGACAAGCGACAGGTCGGTATCAGACGGACAGAACCTAACCCTGCAAGACTGCGAACTACGCTTGACTGAGAGTTAATGATTTCTGGTCGCATACGGAGGACTAATGCTGTGTAAACAATGCTGGCAATGGCGACAGAAAGTAGAGGGAATCAACGAGCAGTTAGCCAATTTTGATATAGCGTGGGGGAAATACTTACGCAAAGTTAAGAACCCTATTACTGCAAAGCATCTTGGGGAGACCTTAGAAGAAACGCGGGATTGGCTTAATCGCAGATTGAAACTGTTGACAGGGATTGGAGACAGGGAATGTCGCCCAGGGAGATGTATTTTGTGCGATTTAGGCAAGGAGGCAAATTATGAGTTTTCTCAAAGTAAAGAATAGAGCAATATCATCGCTGGCTAGTGGTATATCTGACAGTGATTTGTCACTAACAGTAGCCACAGGTGAAGGGGCTTTATTCCCTTCAACTTATCCCTTCCATATTACAATCGAGGATGAGATATTAGAGTGCACGAACAGAAGCACCGATGTCCTTACTGTAACCAGGGAAGCTGAGGGCACGGATGCTGCTGCCCACACTGCTGGCAAGGCTGTAAAACTTCAGATTACGGCAGGAGTTATTGAGAATGTCCAGACTGAATTGACCAACCACAATGCTGCTGTCTTATCCTCATCGGTACATAACAACAATAACTTGTTCTCTGGATATGGTGCTGAGATTGTTGAAGGATTGCGAGCAACCATAAAGGTTCCAACCCTTACTGCTATATCAGACCCATTATCTATACTCAATGTAACTGATTGGTATGGAGCCTCTGGTGCTTATAGACAATCCGATGCAGATTCCTCAGCAACAAAAATTGAGGACGATGATGCAAATTTCCCTAATTCTATCAGATTAACGATAGTGAAGTGGGCTTCAAATGCTGCTGGTGATGCAGATACTGGCATTGGGGTTATCCATACTGTGACTTCTTCTACTACATTGACGATTGAGAAATGCTCAGGAGATGACTTTGCAGCCAGTTATTATTATTGGATTAAGCACTCAGAGCTGATTATTCCTGTTACTGGATTATACTCGGTAACAGGAGGGGTATTATTTCTGCCTGCTGAGGTTGATAAGATTTTCCAGGCACAGATTCGGGAGTTTACAGGCACTGCCTCACCCACACAGTTGACATCTATCGCCTTTGCTAGTCCTATAGCTACTTACTCTCAACCCGCAAATGCTTGGTTGGTTCCATTAACAGCAGGTCAATCTATATTTCTTGTAGCATATCATACAGGAACAGAAGGAACGCCAACTCTATACTATACTGCCCCTAGTCATAATCCACTAAGTATTTTCTTATTGAAGCAAACAGCATAGGAGAGTTAACTAATGACTCAAGCAGTTTTTGATTTATGTGTCTTTGATGAAGTAGCCTTTGATGAGGCTGGGGGATTAACCATTACCCCCTCTCCTGCTTCGGCAATAGGCTCTGTCATAGCGCCAACTGTAGTAGAAGTCCCAACTGCTATCCAGCAAGTTGCCTCTAACATAGAAGGTACTACAGCCCGAATCAATGGGAAGATAAGTGATGATGGTGGCGAGTCCTGTGAGGCTAGATTCAGGTATAGAGAGCTAGGTGGCACTGAAGAGCAAACTGCCTATACTCAAAATGAAGGGATGTATGCAAGTCTGCGGATAAGAGAGGGTCAACGGCTAACTATTAGCAATCGCAGAGTTCCAGAGCTATCCTTTCGATTGGCGAAGATGGGGAGTCCTACTGGTGATGTTACTTTTGCTATCCGTAAAGTTTCAGATGACTCTATTATAGTTAGTAAAGTTTGGGGGGATGCTAGTGCTTTGCCCCCTGGAGCCTCTACTTGGCCTGAGGTAACTTTTGATTCACCCGTTTTAATCAATGAAGAGGTGCGATTAAGCTGTGAATTTAGTGGTGGGGATAGCTCCAACTGTATCCAAACTTATTTAAATATCCCAAGTGTTAAGGAAGATGAATTCTTAGTCCTTTATGTAAGCTTTTGGGAAGATAGGCCAACCGAGGATATATGTTATAGATACACCTATGAGTATGAATGGGCAACAACCGAGTGGCAAAATACCCTAGTAACAAACGATACCTATTATGCGGACTTAACAGAGCTAGCCCCTGTAACCGAATATGAGTTCCAAACTCAGCCTAAAAACAGTGCTGGCGAGGGTGCATGGAGCGCATCTGCATACTTTAAGACTGCATTAGTTATCATTCCTTCACCCGCTCAGGCAGTAGGTTCAGTTGTAGCCCCGACAGTAAAATTAGGTTCAACCACTGCTACCCCTGAACACATAGACGCTCTCGCGCAAGTAGTCCAACCTCAAGTAAAAGCAGGGAATATAATCTATGCCCCGACACCGATTGATGCCATAGCGAAGGCTATTAGCCCATCTGTAATTTACGGGGCGATAATACCTGACCCAGCCAGTGCCATCGCTAGTGGGGCAAATCCCATTGTGATTCTGACCTCAATCTCAATCACGCCTACATATATTGAAGCCATAGGGCAGGTAGTTGCTCCGATTGTGAGTACCACTGGTGGCGTAATATATGTCACGCCCACACCCGTAGATGCTATCGGCGGCAGGGTAAACCCCACTGTGATTTTAGGCTCTATAAGCCTGACACCTAGCTTTATTTCTGCCATTGCCGAAGGGCAGATAGGCAAGGTTATTCAAGGCAATATAATTGTACAAAATGGCATTGCTGAGGCAGCAGGGCTGGTGGTTGCCCCGACAGTTATCAAGGGTTCACTTACCCTAGAGCCTGAGTATGTAAAAGCCATAGCCAGGGGGGAAAACCCCGATATTATCCTGGCTTCAATGACAGTAACCCCCGAATTTGTCAAAGCCCTTGCGGGAGTTATTGCCCCTACTGTGTTTGAGACATGGATAGGTAGGAAACTCAGGATAAAGATTGTTACCAGCCAGTACCGCAATCTCGATGTAATTACATCACAGAGTCGAAATATAGATGTAGTTACCGCACAGAAAAGAAAAATCCGAACCCTTATCACTGGAGGTTAATCATGGCTTTAGAAGGCATTGTTCAAGTAATAGTATTTCCTGACAAGGCTACAGTGTGGATACTTGCCCTTGTCTATGATGAGGATAATAAGCTCGTTGACCCTACGGCTATCAAGGTTTCTATCATTGACCCTGACAACGAAGTAATAATTGATGAAGAGGCAATGACCCAATATGATAGCAACACCGGGATTTATGAGTATTTCTATCACACAGGGGTAGATTCTGACCCGATGGATAAAGGGCAGTGGAGAGGCGAAATACTGGTTATTGACGGAACAGGAATTACAGCAGTCATATCACCCCAGAAATTTGCTTTTGAAGTAAAATGAGGACACTCACCGATACATTAAAGAAGGCGCAGCGTGCCGGGGCTTTAAGTCCCCTGTACAAGATTGTGCTCACAAAGGGGGAGAGCAGCTACAGCTATGATAATACCAGGATATTGCCCTCTGAGCACGATGAGGAGATGTATTCTCACCGGGCTAAGCTCGTCCTAGACAATCACGACCACGAACTTGACGATAAAGACCTGAAGGGCTACGATGCGGTTCTCTCCTATGGTTTCGGCAAAGAGTATTCAGCAACTTCCCCTCTCTCTGTTATAGACCAGCAGTTTGATTCTGACCCCAATAAGTTAATCTGCACGCTTTTTATTGAGGGGATGCCTAATCTCATGGCTGAAGATGAGGCCAGCGAGACCTATATGCCAGATGAGGATGCTCCTGAGACAGTTAAAACATTGGTGAACGCTATCGTTGGGGCTACACTGGCTCCGTTTACCCATTGCAAGGCGTTCGAGGTAGTTTGGGATACGGGCTATGACACCTTAGCCGATACCTACAAGCCCAAAGACGGATTCAGAATTTACGGTGGCTCAAGATTGGCTTCTCTGAGAAGGGTGCTTGACTATACAGGAAATGTGCCACGCTTTGAAGCCGACGGCAAGATTCATATAATGAAGCCCGTTATTACTGGGACTGACTTCGATTCTGAATACAGTCTCCAAGAGGGCTGCCATACTTTCTTCAGCAAGGCATATCGAAACAGCCTCGTCTTTCCTAATAAAGTAATCGTCAAGTCGAGGGATGATGACGACCCTAAGTATTCAGGCTCGGCTCAAATTGCCGGCTATGATTCCCTACCTGACAAAGTCAAAAAGACTAAATTTGTTCGGCTCCCTCTGGAAAGTGATGACCAGGCTGAAGATATAGCTGAGGCACTGATAGCTAAGGCTGAGATGGGCTCTGCGCGGGGGCAAGCCGAAATCAGAATCAACATCGGAAGTGAAGTCTTTGACTATGTGAAGGTTACTGACCAGAGGCAGGGCGACACCCGGACCGGGAACTTAGGCTATATTCACCGCAGATTCGGTGGTGATAAGTGGATGATGACTTTCGGGTTTGGGAACTGGTTTACCGCACAGCATTACCAAGAAATACTCAACCAACTTCAGACATATACCGATGCCGGCCAATACTTCGCTCGCCTCTCTGTCGGAGACCTCTATGCTGAGCATCTTCTAGCTGGGAATATGGACTTTGTGTGGATAGACCCCGACAATACGATTGACCTTTCTAAGATTGGTGATACCTTTGATAATCTGCCAGAGGGTGAATATTACTACCGGGCAAGGAAAATGAATCTTAATGGCGAGACTGGGCTGACACTGTGGGAGGGAATGAAGTATTACATTAGATTCTCTCCCGATTCAGACGAAGCGGGTATTCGCCGGCAGGATAGTGCCCCATCGGGTGTAGAGGTAGGAGAATACTGGATTGATACCTCTGGCGCAGAACCCATAATTAAGCGCTGGACTGGCTCTGCCTGGTTTACGATTGACCAGGACGAGATAGATGCCTTAAATAAAGGGCTCCTTACAACTCACACCAAATTAGCTAGTCTATCACCCGATGGTCTAGTTCTGCTGGATGAGGTTCAGATAGGGGACGACTATGGCTTAGTTAATAAGACAGCCATTAGTCAGGGCAAGATTAAACTGTCTACGCAAGGCTTGGATACCTCTTTGGGATATGGGCTTGTCAATAGCGTTGATATTTACAATGGTAGCATCAAGGGCACATCAATCGTACAAAGTTCAAGTGCCAGGTTGGTAACAGACAACGAAAAGGATGATTGGGATGAATCCTATGGCCTAGCCCTTGACGCTTACGAGTTAGCTATAGATTTGGAGGATGATATGGTTGCGGGTTATCTGACCTTATCTGCATATACTAACATTGAGGGAGAATGGTATAACACAGGTGGGGTTAAGATTCATGCTAGTGATGGAATAGAGATAAGGGGCGGCAAGTTAACGCTCACGGATTCTGCTGGGGGTCACGGGCATTCACTAGATGTTGATACCGACGGATATTTAGTAGTTTCGGGCTTTTACGGAGCTATTGTACAAAATATACGACCCGATGTCTCAAACTCTCGGATATGTGGTTCAAACGATTATCGTTGGTTACAAATCAATACAAAGGAGATTTTTGTTTATGAGGACTTGCATGTTCAAGGGGCAGTAGGTTTTGGATGGGCGGACTATGTAGATATGCCAAGAAGAAGCGCACCACCAACTACTTACTCTGGTAGAAGCTACTATCCTACAAATACAGGAAGATGGAGATGCTGGGATGCAGTCGCAGCCACATGGAGGTATTTATGATAGAAATTAAGTTTGACAAGGTATTTATCCTGGATGACAGGGAACACCTAATTGGGTATCAGGAGTATCAGAACTTTGAGCAACCTGATGGAAGTATCAAACCTGAAAAGGTAGATGCCATTATGTTAATAACTGCTCAGGAAAACGGATTTACCCAATCTGACCCTGACGGCGCAGAGAGAGATTACTGGTTAAATAAGATAGGTATTCTTAGTGATGACGACTTTCAGGCTTCAGCTAAAAAGCTTCAAGCACCAACAGATAGAAGGAAACTTTACGAGTTATTGAATAAAGAATTCGGAAAGAAGATATGACCCAGGATGGGCTTAATCAAATAAACGATTAAAAAGTTGAGTGAGAATGCGGACAAAATGTATAAAATAAGTCAAGGTAAATATACTTGATAAGTCGGCAGTAGACGGGAATCCACAAATTGGACAAACGAAGAAAGAATGAGAATGGTAATTATTTTTGAATACAAAACCACAATGAGGGCAAGTCTGAGAGGGAGAAACTAGCTTTATCAGACCTCTTATTTTAGCTTTGAATATTTGTATCACATTCTTAAAATACTCCCACCTTAAATAATTTGTCAAGTAAGGAGGTACATGGAAATTAAGGAAGCACAGGCAGACCACAAAACCAGGCAGGAGGCGGTAGTTGAAGAGCTTAACCAGGTGATAGCTCAACAGCAGCAACTAGCAGCGAGAAGGCAGCAGCTAACTGAAGAGGCTCTCCGTCTGAACGGCGAATCGAGGCTGCTCAACAAGTTAAACGGCGACAAGACCCCCAAAACGACTAAGGCATGACCGCTAAAATCCCCTAATTGGTGCTGAAACCCACATAGTTATGTAGGATTTTGAGGACGAAATTCTTTTTGTGTGTAATATTACTCAGAGAAGATTTTAACCTCAGATTTTACAGTAAATAACCCTCTCCTTGATGGAGAGGGGACTTTTTTATTTACTAATTGCTTTCTGTCGTTTACGCCTTGGTTTTAGTTTGCTCCAATCTATCGGTTTAACCTTTCGCCAATCTAACCCGCAAAATCTGAGGACCGCGGACCAGTAAGAATAGCGAGGCTCTTTCATCCCGGGCTCTTTTTAGGATGGGCGACCACCCAACCAATACCGATGATGGCAATGCCAATGCCGATTTGCAGGGACATGCCACCAAAGACTGCGTTCCCTGCATCCATCTGTATCCTGGCAACTGTCGGGGCTATGAATAAATATAGAATACCGAAGCCGAAAATAACCCACCCTATGACTCTTTTCACTTCACTTTCCTTTATTATTCTAATCCCTTTCCCCGAAATGTCAATCCCATAGCTGAAAAGGCTCTCCAAAAACGGCGACAAGCACCCTGAGAAATAATTTAGAACCGCATCTCCTCTTTAACAGGCAGTTAATTCACTCTGTATAAGGGGATTACTAGCCGAAAAGAAGTAAGTGGCACTGAGCCTCAAATTAAGGGCATTTGAGAAGAATTAAAGCCAATACCCTGAACCTAACAGCTAATTCCTTTTGTTCCTAACATACCACCAAACAGCGAAAATATCTTTCTTATCCTCTGCTGATAGGTGGCATTTCGCTAGTATGTTCAGGGCATCCAGTATCCACTTGGCATTCCTACATCTGCGGACTATATTCTCAAAATAACGCTTTTCATATTTAGTCGGTGTCCTTTTCCCTTTATACATTTTCTCCTCCTTTCATCACAGCCTGCCTTCCTTCGGGATATTCGGCCTCGCCACCCAGTTACTAGGGATATGTCTTAACTCCCTGCCTTACTTCATTTACTTGCCCAAACGCCCGCCCTGGCGACTTTCTTTGATGTATCTCGATTAAATCTTCCTCAAGCAGGGGGGTGTAGGCCAGGTCTGTTGTCACAACACTCGCATGGCCTAAAATCATTGATAGGCTTTTGCGGTCTCCGCCACTTCTAAGCCAAAACCTACCGAAAGAACGCCTCAAGGTTTGTGGGCTGGGATGCTTTTTAGTGTAACCAGCGAGAAGTAAATACTTTTTGGCTACCTTATAGAAGCCTGTTTTCCCTAATGGCTTCCCTGCCCTGCCGTGAAATACAAAGCCATCTGTCGTTGCTGGCAATGACAGGAGTAAATCCCTGGTATCTTTAGAAATTGGTGCTACTCGATAACCTGTCTTTCCGTGAACCATGATTCTATCTTCGAGAATATCTTGCCGTTGAAGATTTACAGCTTCACCTAGACGGACAGCCGTATCAATAAGCAGGCATATAATTGCCTTGTCTCTAGGTGTTGCAGAGTTTACAATCACGGCTAATTGTTCAAGCTCCGTATCGGAGATAGTGGGCATGATTTGTTTGGGAACTCCAGGACGAATAACCTTGTCCATGAAGTTGGAAATCCCGTATTCCCTTTGGGCGTAGCCCCCCAGGGCGTGCCATGTGCGGTAATGAGAATCGGCGTTGTGCCATATCTCTTTGTTGCATTTTCAATCTCCCTTTATCTCTAATAAGAACGCTAGGGAGTAAGGAATTAAACGGCACTCCCCAGCATTCTTGACTTTTTATGCTGCCTGTAAGGCTAACTGTTTCTTAAGGCAAGCCTCATAGCCAGCGACAAATGCCTCAGCTTGACTGTAGAGTTTGCTTAGCGGTATGGTGTCATAAGCCTCTTCGGTATCCCCGACTACTTCAACCCATCCCTCAAGGAAGGTAAGGCAATGTTTCTTGGTTGCCTCTCTGAGTTCAGGGTTCTCTATGTCGAGTTCTAGAATCATCGCCTCAATGAGCACCGGCGTTGCTCCACCTTCCTCATCGAAAGGGACTTCCTGAGTGATTGTTGAGCCCTCATCAAAGGGAACTTCTACAGTGATTGCCAAACCACCTGACTGCCCCTTGTGGATTCCTTCCACGAGTTTTGCTCCTTTTATGGCTACTGCTCTTGTCATTGGTTTCCCTCCTTGACTTTCTTTCCCCCCTCAACTTATAATAAGATTAGCTGAGGGTTCTGTAGTGGGATTCTCTTGGCCGTGTCCCCGGGCTGTAAGGCTCAGGGGCACTTTTTATTTCTCATAGGCATCACCCCCTTTCCCTTTGTCGGCTTTGTTTCTTTACTTTTGGTTTATAGAATTGTGTCAACCATTCCTTGTCACATTCCTTTGAGCATAGAATTTGCCTATACTTACCACCAGGGTATTCGATAGGATATTTAGGCAAATCTACTATAACTTTGTGCTGTTTTTGTCTAGCCATAGCACTAATTCGCTCACACAAATCCCTATTATAATCGTCCATTGCCTTCCCACAGACACGACAATGGTTTAGACACCATGTAGCATAGCCGAAATCATCACCCTCAAACTCACAAAGCCTAGCCTGAATATCCTGAGCCCAGGGTTTGTTTTGCTTCCACCCAGTATCTTGTGCCATTATTCCCTCTTTTTACCTCCTTTCTTTCGTCTTGGCTTATCCCAATAGGGAGATTTGCATTTAAGGTTGGGACATACTTTAGGTAATCAAACTACCTAGAACAGTCTACTGACTATTTAAGTTCACAGCCTTATACAGCCTCAATGCCTCCTCAAAGGTTAGGCTTGCTGCATAGTGGCTAACCATATCAGGACTTTCCCAACCACCAAGAGCCTGGATAACCTTGTTTGATAGTCCCGACTTTACCTGGTGGACACAAAACCCTCTTCTTGTTTACCAACTGTAAGATTTGAGGTAAAATGGACTCAGTCTCGCGGGAGTAACTCAGTGGTAGAGTTCCTGCCTTCCAAGCAGGGTGTCGGGGGTTCGAATCCCCTCTCCCGCTTTCCAAAGCTAAATAGACACCATAACTGGATTTTACCCCCGCTAAAAACTTGACACACCGCTATTTCAGATGATAACATTAAGGAAAAGAGAATGGGGTAAATTATGGAGATTCACCTTCTAGCCGTAGAACATCAACTGTTACTGGACTCATTTCTGAGAGGGCTAAGGGCTGAAAATCGCTCTGACCGAACCATTGAGACATACGGCGAATCCGTAAGACAGTTTATTAAATTCCTTGCCCGAAAGGAAGTAATTGCTACTCCATCTGAAATCACTCGTAGGCAAATACAAGATTTTATAAATGAGCTATTAGCTAAGTGGAAGCCAGCAACCGCCAATAATCGTTATCGTGCTCTTAATCGCTACTTCAAGTGGTTAGTAGATGAAGGCGAAATTAAAGAATCCCCGATGCAAAAGATGAAGCCCCCCACAATACCAGAATACACACCAGAGCCATTAGCGATTGAGGATGTTAGGGCAATTCTAAAAGTGTGTGAAGGCAAAGACTTCTTTGCCCGCCGAGATACAGCCATATTACGGCTCTTGATTGATACTGGTTTAAGGCGGGCAGAATTAGCAGGGTTAAAAATGGAAGATGTTGACTTGGATGCTCAAACAGCAACCGTTATGGGCAAGGGAGCAAGGATTCGCATTGTTCCCTTTGGTAGAAAGGCAACAAGGGATATTGACCGATACCTTCGCATTCGTGCCCTGCACCCCCAAGCCTTACTGCCTAAATTGTGGCTTGGCAAGGCTGGCTCGATGACTGGTTCGGGGATATATCAAATAGTCAGGAATAGGGCAGCACAAGCCGGTATTGGAGAAGTTTATACGCACTTGTTTCGACATACTTTCGTTCATATTTGGCTTGCCAGTGAGGGTGCAGAAGGCGACCTAATGCAAATCGCCGGTTGGAAAAGCCGAAAGATGCTAAGTAGATATGCAAAATCAAGGGCTAGTGAGAGAGCCAGGGAAGCTCATAAAAGGTTAAGCCCAGGAGATAGAATTTGAGAAAATTGTTTCTGCCTAAAGCCCGCAAATTAGCTTCGAGCCACCAAATTTGACAGGATTCTTCCGTCTGTGGTATAGTAGTAAAGGATAAAGGAACGAAATGGAAAAGAAAATGTGGAGTGTTAAAGATGCAGCCGAGAAGCTTGGCATATCAGAGCGCCGGGTAAGGAAGCTACTAGAAGAAGGTAGGATAAAAGGCAAAAAGATAAGTGGCTCTTGGGTGGTCCTTGAGCTTTCTTACACTAAGAAAAGAAGGGGTAAATCCTTGAAGTAGATATAAAACATACGAAATCAGATTGATTAAGTAAGGAGGGCTAATGCAAAAAACTATAACTGGAACGCTACAAATAAAGGTTGATGATATTTCTCCCAATCCCCTTAAACCTGATGATATGATGGTTAAAATGACACTAAATCTGCTTAATCGGAAGGGTGTGGAATTAGTTACAAACCTTGCCCCACCTGCACAGGCAGGTTTAAGCATCGGTGATACACTTAATATTGAGGAGCTTGCTGTTAAGCTAGCTTTCGCGGAGGGATAGAGGAAAGCGTGACATACCAGGGCGTTAAGGGAACGCTTGTATTTATTCCTGATAAGGAGAGCTAATGGACACGAGTGAGAGTTATATTAAACAAAGCGATAAAGCTAGACGGTATATGCCAAAGCATACATGGGCTAATGGTGATTTTGCAGCCATTCCACAACGACAAGGTTATCATATAGTTACTTATCACGAAGCTTATGTTGATGAATATATGCCTGGCTTTGAATCGGATAAAACCATTGTTCCCTTGCTACGCCAAGACCAGTTGCAGGAGATGGTGGGATGGAGCAAGCCAAATAAACATGTGCTTTTAGATGACTATGAAGAATGTATAATGGGCAAGTTCTATGAATTGGCAGAGCAGTTTACTTCTTGGGAACAGCTTTGGTTGGCTGTGATGATGAAAGAGAAATACAACAAGGTCTGGAACGGCGAGGAGTGGGTAGAATGAATATCACTGTTGTAGATGTAATTAGGTATGTAACCTTAAAGGGTGCTCCAGTAGCGGGGCTGGCAATGGCAGCTCTTCAGAATGGGTGGGATGGGCAAGTAGTCGTAATGAACGAACTATTGAATAAAGGCGATGAGCTCTATGAGGCAATCAAGGTAGAGAAGTATAGGTGGAGACACCAAAGGAGACACAAGATTAAGGAGGGCAATATGAATTGGAGACCTGAAGGATGGGAGAATCCTCATACTGGCTTTTACCCAACATCTGAGACCTTTGAGGAAGGTGCGGATGCTATGCTTGAGGCATTGAAGACTTTGGGGCAGCACTACGACGATATAGAGGCACCATATAGGACTATTGGAGTTCTAAAAGAGATTAAGGAGCCAGGCACGCTTGTATTTATTCCTGATAATGATGCTACATGATGCTACATGGGGAAAAATATGAATATACCAGGAACAGGAAATAGAACTAGCAGTAGAAATGCAGACCTTTATCAAGCAGTTATATCGGGTGATGCAGAACAATATCAATGGCAATTTAATAAGCTCACTCAGCTTGCCACTAGCGTTGCCTATGCCAAATTTTCCTCTACAACCTTGATAAATGATGCGGTTGAGAAGGCAATGAACAAGGTAGAAGATTTTCTCCACCCTGATAGTATTCAAAATATCTCTCTCCCCTGGGATTATGCCACAACTACCATTATTGATTCTGTGATTGATTTGGGTAGGACTTGCAAACTTGTAGAAGTAGGCATCACGAAAGTCAGGGATACCACAGACAGAGAAAAATTATGCAGTATAGACGATAGCATACGAAAGGAATTTATACAATTTGATGATGATGAAAAAGGAGATGATGGTTCCGGCTACTCAGTATTTCAAATAAATGAGAAAAGAAAGCCATTAGAGCGAGATGACGACAGTTATCACCCACACGAATGGATTGAGACACTAAATCAAGTGCTCAGCCATGAATGGTGGTGGAGTATAGAAGGATGGGAGGGGCAAGTTAAATCGGAACGCAACAAGACAATGCAAAGCTGGGATGGAGTATATAAAGAGGCAGATGAGCGTTTTTACGAAGATACTCAGAAACTATGGGGTAACTTGCATATTATAAATCATCGCATTAGTGATATTAAGAACGATAAAACGAGGCGGATTATGGAAGCCTATCTATCAGGGCTTAAGCAAGTTGAACTCGCTAGAGATTTTAATGTTTCAGAGTCATACATCTCCCAAAAGGTAGTGAATAACTATCTTGGGGAATGGGGATGGAGCTTATTGCCTGCATCAATAAATCCTGATATAAAAAGGGCACGGCTTCTAAAACTCACTAATTATTTAGCCAGCCAATACAAGAAGGCTTGTGAATCGAGAGTGCAGGGGGGTTGGCTTTTATTGGGCGAATTAACTCCGCCAAGCTCGGATAAACCATTTAACTTTGATGATTTCTGTTACTGCTGGAATCCCTTTTACACCAAGATTATCAAAGCCCCCCAATCTAAAGTATTTTTTGGCAACCTAGAAAGGAAAGACCTAATAGCATTTGTTGACCTCTGTTCTAGCTTTTATTCGCGATGGTATTGTGGTAGGCGCCCCCGGAAAGGTTTTGGTTAACTTTTAAAAAGTAATTTCGTCTATCTATATTAGAGGGGGGAAAAGCATAGATAAAGTAACATAATTTAGCCGACGGAACAACCGAGGCAAGTTTGGGAAACTGGACTTGCCTCTTTTGTTAAACAGATATGAGCGATGGAGATTGTCGTAATTGTAATAGCTGGAAAAGGCAATGGCGAAAAACAAAGATTGAAGCTAATGATATGAGAAGGATTGAAGCTAATGGCGTTAGACAGTAAGGATATGGCTGCCAGGGGCAAAATCGGCGGCTATACGAAAGCTGCCAAATATAGCCCCCAGGAATTGACCGGTCCTGCCAGGCGTGGCTTTATGGCACGGTTCGAGCCTCAAGACCCATCACTATCTGAAGAGGAGAGACAACGGCGGGCACGAGCCAACCTGAAGGCACACATGTCTAGGCTGGCGAGGCTATCCGCAATAAAGAGAAAAAACAAAAAGGAATAACGCAAAGACAAAGGAGGGCTGACAGTATGGAACAAATTGAATTCGAGGATAAAACGCTCAAGTGTGTTGATTGTGGCGAGTCGTTTATCTTCACCGCCGGTGAGCAGGCTTTCTACTACTCGAAGGAACTAAGTGAACCCAAGCGATGCAAACCTTGTAGGGACCGCAGAAAGCGCACAATCCTTCCCCGGGAGGTGCGCGATGAACTGTAAGGAATGTAAGGAAAGGCTATACCCTGAGAATCCCGAGGTGGGATACTACAACCCTCACACAAAGAGATGCTTACCGCCACTTTGCCAGGGTTGTCCTAATGCTTACCAGAAAGAGGATGATGAGTTAGCTGACCGGGTGAACAATCTTGAGGCTATCTCAGCACAGGCGGGGAGAATTCCGCGCCGATACTATGACCAGTTCAAGCAGATGCACGGTGAAATCGCACACCTGCGCAACAAGATTTACGAGTTATCAGCGAAGCCAGTCAAGAGACCTGTGCTGTCTCAGGGGGTGAAACTATGAATAAACCATCTAGCACCCCGGGGATAGGATTCATCAACTATAACTGGCCAGAATTCAAGCTCAGGGTAATGGCAAAAGGCTATGATGCTAATGGTCATGCCGAGCTATTATTTTTCTCTGGTAACGGGACAGAAGAAGCATTGCTAGACCAAAACAAGCTCAATCTCCTCTCTGCTTCTGCTAAGTATAGCCAGGTTAGGAAATTAGAAAGGCTCCAGCCTGATGTGCCTTGGGACGATGCTCTAACATGGGTTACGAATTTAACACTGGGGATTGCC